CACTTCGTGTACTATATTTTTTAGCCTCTTCAGCGATTGTCTCTGAAGTCCATTTATTCATTATCACACCTCCCAGCTATGCATTATATCATAGCAACTATCTTTATCAAACGCTAATGTCTCAGCATAAGCCCAATCACTTAAGGTTCTAACCACTTCTTCTGAAGCTAAGTATACATCACCCTCTTCGTACAATGTTTTAGCTGCAGCATCTACTTCATCATCAGTGTACGTAGGATTATCAAACATAACACCGTTTACTATACCTTGATAATTCAGGTAATCCCAATACAAGTACTTTTCTAATTTACTCATTTCTGCCATACATTCACTACTATCAGCTTTTCTCATAGTGTATATGAAGTGCTCACTGAATACTATCTTCGTACCAGGACCTTCTACACCATCTTTCAAGCTATACGGTTTATTGTTTGATTTGAATAAGTTTTTCGTAGCAGCTAGTGCTGTGTCTAATGTATCAGTTTTACACATCATTACTGCACTCCTTATACCTTTCTTTGTTTAGCATTTCTGCTACTTTAGCATTGTAGCTTCTAATACCATTATCAGCTCTACTTTGATGCAGCATAGCTTTCTTTTCTGATAAATAGCTAGCTACAAGGGACGCTACTACTGGACCTAACTCATCATCGATGTCTAATTCTTCTTCATCATCAGTAGGTAAGTCAGGTTTTCTCATCATATATGAACCTTGTCCTAGTCTTTGAATATCAGCACTTTTATCTAATGTAGATAAGTTCAGTACATCACATTGATCTACTAAATATATGTAAGCCATATTAAGCAACTCTACAACCTCATCATCCTCTTCTGGTAATGGGTAATCACTTGTAAGTAAACTCTTAGTTAATTTTTTAAATCTTAAGAAAGTCATACCAATCCTTTATTTATTTTAAGTCTATTATAACTAAAGGATTCTTGATACTACCTTAGTAGTTTGCATATGCACTAACAGGTTTAGATGAACCTTGGTAGTAGTATACTCCATCCTCTGTAATCATTTTAGGATTTGCGGCTTCGTAAGTCGGGTAGTACACATGCATACTAACTACAGCTTGTGTTACTAAGTCCGGACCATCATCAGATCTAGTAAACGCTTCATGAGTAGCACCTTTTATCTGCGATATAAATTCTTGCATGTCAGGTGTACGTTCTAAGTGTTTAGGTAGCCAAACTTTTCCAGGCAAGAATACTTGACTAGCTGCAATCCTAAACCGTTCATGTTTAGCTACACCTGTACTTTTACTTAGTATACCTTTTCTAGGATTGTCTAACTGTCCTTTTTGCTTAGCAAATGGATGGTAAGTACCAGTCTTACGCATCTCTTTTTCTAACGCATTAACATGAGCAGATTGATTACCATCCACTTCTACGCCTATCTGTACATTCTTACCTTTACGTTTGTACTTGTCAGCCTCTTCCAGCGTCAACGCATACTGTGTGTCCATTCCCATCTTACGTAAATACAGATTCAGCATGAACCAATCTTCGTTACTGTTTACAGCCCATGTAGCTATACCACTAAAGTCAGATTTCTCTCCACTTGTTGTAGTGTAATCTGTAGTTATGTATATATTGTAAGCGTCTAGGTTATCCTCAATTATCTTCATATCTGTAAACTGTATACAACTATCAGGTACTAATCTCTCACTACCACTTGTTAATCTTAACATACGCTCTTGCATGAATAGTTTTAATTCTTTAGCTTTCTTAGCTCTTTTAATCAAACTTACAATAGAAATCCTTGGATGCATAGCTTCCCAACTACTTTCTATATCTCCGACATCTACATCCAAGTCAGCATTAAAGGCTCTAGCCATTGGTATAATTACTGGAGTAAACGCACCACTTAGTATAGCTTTAGTATTTACATCTCCATAATGAAACGGTGTAAAGTACAACAACACCCTACCTTTACCACCACCTTTCAGTGCATTCACAGCATCTGAATGTAGAATAGTATGTAACGTATCCATCATAATCTTTGAATACGCAGCAGCAGTATTCAGAATTGTATCATCAAACATCAACGCACACGGTCTTCGTTCACCATATCTATTACCACGAATACCAGTATTCATACCTTGATATCTAATTAGGAATGATCTATCTTTCTTTGGTGTATTACCAGTCAGGTCTTTACGTACGAACTCCGATTCTGTTTCGGTGAATCTCATCTCCTCAAAGTAATCATTTAACCATTTACTATCTTCACACATAGCTCTAACAGCTAATGCATTTACCCTCGCACCACCTTTACTAGATGCAGCAATCAACAGGTAAAACCATACTTTACCTATACCATTTGGTAGTTTACCTTTAATTGCACTGTATACACCAAAGAACGATATACCTACAGTAGATTTAGCCAAACCTCTTGAAGCCATAATACCAATTGCATTTTTATCTATCTCTATAGTTGCACATATCTCTTTGCTATAAGGAAACATCATCGGATCGTCTATGTACCCTAATAACATGTCCACCATGAAGTAATGCGCTATCGGAGTGTCAAACTCAAAGTCTTTTCCTTCAATTAATCTCATTAATATGAAGAACTCAAACGCATCCTTACTAGGTTGATACCTAGGGAACGTCGGATCATATGTATCTAACGCACCATCTAAGTCAAACTCAGCACCTTCCAAGAACTCTTTTGCATCTTCATCTACTACACGCTTCCTAGCTTCGTCTACAACACCTTGAACCATATCCTCTCCATACAGCTCAACTAACTCAGCTAACTCTTCTTGTTTCTGTTCCTCTGTTAACTCAACTCTCATCTATAACCTCGCCTTCAACTACTAGTCCAATTCGTTGTACATCACCTAAACTAGCTCCGCCTTTATGTCTTTGCTCCATAAGTGTAGCCATTCTGCTAATTTCGTCAGCTAAGTTCTGGGTAACAGCTTTACTATCATCGTCCATACTATGATTAGCTTGTATTTGTAACTCTTCTGGCACTTTAATGTATTCCATTAACGCAATAGTTGCATTCAGCTGTACTGTAGCACTAGCAGGTCCATCAGCAGCTTTACCGTTCATCAACTGTAACCACTTATCTACTATCTGATGTCTCAACGGTGCATACGTTACAGATGGGCCTATATTAACAGCTTCCATTATCTTAGTTGGTAATTTAGTACTAGCATACTGACTGGCATGTGAACTCGGATCAGCATTTCTCGCTAACAACTTATCAGCCTTATCTGGGAATGTTACCATAAAAGCTTTTGACTGAGTCATACCATGAGTCAAACTCAGTGTTACAAACTGTATTGCCTTTATTAACTGTTTAAACCCAACACCAGGCCCTAACAAATCCATATGTGATAATAGACGTTCTTCCATCAGTCCTCTATGACATCCAGATTCATCTATTGCATCATTTAGTAATTTAATTGTTTCTTTTGTTATTTTAGTTCTACTATCCTTAGGCAGGAAGTATCGTAGCTTATCTATTGTAAGTTTCTGTTCTTCTATCTCCAAGTCAGGTTGTACTAACTCTCCACGATTAACTGCTGTTTTCACATCATTAATCTCTTTTGTTATGTCACTCATATAATCCCCTCTTATCTACAAGCACGTATATCACGTAGTATTAAGATTTATTTTAGTTAGTATAGTATAACTTTTCTTAGTTTAAGTTAAACCAAAGCCTACAGGCCTTAGTCTAAGCTTATTAACTGAACAATGATTCGGCGAATTTACTCATCTCTGATCTTACTACTTTAGTTAAGGTAATAGCGAACATATTAATATCTGTATCTACTAGTCTATTTGTGGCTTCATCTAGTAGAATAGATAAACCATTGTTATACTTATTTAGGTACGCAGAATCTATTTGTCTATTAGATCCAATTGTGATGACTTTACAATTTTTACCAACTCTGGTAAGTATCTTTTGTGTTGTACTAGCTCCAGCATTTTGTAGTTCATCTATTATGAATATAGTGTTATGAAATGTACGTCCTCTAAGTCCTGTAGCTATCATAGCAGATATACCACAATCACTTATTAGTTTATCAGTTTTTTCTTGTACAAGTACTTCAATTTCATCTTTCTTCTTGCCTTTTGTATTGATTTCGCTTCTTACGATGAAGTCTAGCGTATCATACAGCGGAGCTAAGTAACCTGCTACCTTCTCATCATTACCTGATAAGAAACCTATTTCTTCATCTTTATTACCTATATCATCCACACTGTTACGTACATACACAATGTCTGTATACTTATCTTTGTTAGTTTCTAACAGTCTAATTGCGTTACTTACTGCAACTATATTCTTACCACTACCTGCTAACCCTTCAATCATTACTAAATCCATAGTTGGATCTTGTATTGCTTTACTTGCTAACAACTGTTCAGCATTAATCGGAGCACATCTTTGTCTACGTAACTCTTTCTCTGTCGTATCTCCGAGCCTACTAACAAATCCATTATGTATTGTAGCTAGTTTAATTTGGTTAGTATTCGGGTTACTGAACTTGTAGCTATAATTACCTACCTGATAATCCGGATCTATATCAAGTATACTTGCCTTATGCAGTTCTTTGCCAAACACAAAGTCATCTGTTACTTCAAACTCTTTAACAAATTCTACAGGTAAGTCATCTACTTTACGTAATGCACTTACATCTACACCTTTAGCCAATGCTTGGAACTTCATATGTAAGTCACCAGTTACTAGCTTACATCCTAACTTCTGAACTACTTCGATTATCCTTCGGTCATTACCACCGTAATCCTCTGCTCTATTCTCATACTCACTAAGCGCAACTATAGCTACATTAAACTTACCATCTACTTTTAACATTGTTACTGTTCCGTACTCAAGAGGTTCTACCACTACTACTTCAGCACGTTCTAGTATCCTAGCAGCCTCTCTAGCTTGGAAGTTCTTATCATCATGCCCACTTTTATGTTTATCTAACTCTTCTAAGACAGTCTCTGGTATGTAAACCAAAGTGTCTTCTATTAGTAAATCTCTTGCGTCATTCATTATTACATTGGTGTCTAGTACAACAGCTCTCATTACAGTACCTCCGATCTATACCAGTTCATCACATCACCGTACAGCCTATCTAATATGTATGATCTAGTCTCATCACAGTCTAATCCATATACTTCCATTATATCCGATACGCAGTGACTTAATTCATGTACTATAGTACGTTCAGTACGTTCAACAGACATACCTTTACCTATTCCTATAATACTTACAGACCCACCACTCTTAGGTTCTAACGTAATACATAACCCTGCTGCATTATCTGCCTTTTTAATATCTACTTCATCTGCTGTATAGTCATACTCTTTAGTATTCAACTGCTTCTTAAGTATCTTTTTATACTTTTTCATTCCATAGCAAACTACTACATCTGCATTTACTAAGTCTACGTTTAATAATACTACTTTACTCATTTTAGATCCTTTGTTTTGTCTAGGTATAGTATATTGGTTTACGGCTTGATTTAGTCTTAATCGGGACCTACCTTTACAGTATTTGGACTATATTTTCAACATATTGCCCGTAATTGAACACTTTATCAGCTCCAAGCAGTTCTGGGTACTTTGTTTCATACCTACTTTTTCGTAGTACATCGTATACCGATTGGACTCTACTCCTCGGTATTAACTCACTCATACCACCTATTATCGCAGTAATCCCTGAACTACTCCACTCTCTATTGATAGCTTTACACGTATCACTTATATTGTCCACACCTATTAACATTACTTTACCAGTAAATCCATTCTTACTACATAGTTTGTACATAGCTAACCGACACTCATCTCTTACATACCACTTTGGATCTGTAAGTAACATCTTGTGTATCTTTTCTAACTCTTCTTCTGTGTAGAAATCATCACTAAATTCATA